CTACAGTACTCGGATGGCCAAGAACCGCTTCCAGATCGAAGGAGTCTTCCCGATAGGTTTCCTTCTATGGATAAGGGTGGGATCGTATGCGTTCTTCTTCTCGATGCGATACTTCTGATTGGGGGCATACTCAACCTGTCCATTGGAGCAGTTGAAGTAATAGATCATCTGGGGAGTCTGCCGGATCAGTCTCCAGCCCCTTATAATAGCCATGCTTTCACCTTGTACTCATCATTTATGTAATCCCGCTCCAGTTCGGTAATAGCATAGACCTTAGTCTGGATGCGTATCTTAGACTGGAGTGAGAGGTTGTATTTGGCAAGCAGATCGATTGTTGTTTCTACGCTCCACTTGGAGTCATAGAAGTCAATCAGGTAGTCTTTGATCAGCCCCTGCAATTGAGTGGTATCTCCTGCCAGGACATCGATGGTCTTGATATCGGGTTTTTCCTGATTACCCCGCTTGACTACAAAGGATACTACATCCTCATCTGCGATGTCTATTATGGTAGTGGAGTAGGCATCCTTGTTCTTGAGGATGATCTGTCCGGGTGCATTGGTGAAGATGGTGGCATTATAGAGCATCAGCATGGACTGCAATCCATAGAGGTTATTAGTTCGCTATCTTCAAAATCAAACTGTTTTATATAGGTAAAGCCCCGGATTTAAACCGGGGCTTTATTGCTATATGCACTTGGATATTACTTAAGTAGCAAACACTTACCCGTTAACAATGTGTTACCTGTTTGAAGTCTGTAAAAATAAACACCTGAAGAAACGGCACGACCATTATCATCTACTCCATTCCAGAAAGCACTATGGCTGCCCTTAGGTAAGGTGTCGTTTACAATGGTCTTTACAACCTGCCCTCTTATATTGTAAACAACTAACTTTACAGAAGAATCTTGAGGTATACTAAATTTGATAGTAGTGCTTGGATTGAAAGGATTGTATTTTTAATCCTTTGTTTGCTTTTATGGTTTTTGTTGATGTTGGAGATTTCGAGGCTCATCATTTTGCTAATGTGATATCAAGTTACGATAATAGGTTTCTCCCCAATCTAGTGGTTTTTATTAATGGAGGTGTACTTATAAAAGCAATATCGAGTGATAGAGGCATGGGGCTTGACTTCTATCCAGAGTTTAGCAAAGGAAATAGCGAATGGTTTTTTAGCAACATAGGGGAATGGTCTGTTAAACTCCATCACTGGAATTCTATTGAAATCTCCCCAATAATCTTCCCATAGAGGAGTAATCACAATATCCTCCTGCCATGGATTATTATATACAGATCCAGGATATTGAAACCGGCGATAAACAGACCAGTTGCGTTTTTCGTCATTATCGTCATACATCATCCACGCTGTGTCTACATCGTGATAAATGCTATCCGAATACAAAAATTCTCCAGGGATCATCTCTACTGAAGGTTCCGGTATATATTCAACACTTTTGGATAACCCGGCTGCCGCTAACTGGTATTCTTGTAGTTTATCCTCTACATTATTATTATGTGCTGGATCGAAATAAACAATCTTCTTTGCTAAACGTACCGAAAAGAAACGACATGCTCATTACAATAACAAGCATAACAATCATGATCTACATGATCTACCTCCTATTTGAGCAATATAAACTTGCTTACTTGATCTCCATGTTGATTTCTACTCCTCACAAAAAACATACCTACCCCAACTTTGTTCCCATACTCATCCTTCAGATCCCATTGGCACTCCTGGCCGTGAGGGTTCAGATGTCTGACTGCCTGCCCCTTGATGTTATAGATTGTATAAGAAGTATTTGTGTCATTGGAAATGCTCTTGAAGCTTACATAGTCCACACAAGGGTTGGGATAACATTGGATTCTGTTCATAGCGGATGGAATCACCTCATCATGGTTCGATACAGGAGTCTCCTGGAAGTTCCCATCTCCATAACAATAACGGATTGCTAGATTATTGCTAGGTGCAGTTAACCGGGAGATTGCTATATCATCAAACTCATCGTTGTTAAATCTTCCCACAGTCCCTTTGACAGTAATCCCTGTAGTCATATCATAATCGGGACCAAGCACAGTTGTCCAATCCTGTTGATTGATGAACACGGCAAATCCAACTCCATAGATGCTGATCAAATCTGGATAGGCATCAGCATTAAGCTTTGCAACAAACATATCTCCCCAAAAGTGCTGGAAAACCTGATCGTGAAGAATAAACTGTTGGTATGAAACATTCTCGTAGTATCGGTGATGGTTGTTCCAACCGCCTTCCCAGCTATTGGCTACAATATCGCCATCGCTATCATTATCAAAGTCAGTAACAGCGACAGAAAAATAGTGATAATTCCCATATATCTCATAGGTTACAAACGAAGTCCCTGCACTATACAGAATGAATATGGACGAATCAAGTAAGATAATATCATCAAAATTATCGTTATTGATATCGCCTACATCCAAATCACTGTTATCATTGTAATGGCACTGCATCCATAACGGTTCTGAGAACTGATTGTTACCCAGATTGAACATATAGCACCAGTACTTTTGATTTGAGGGATGCTCAACGAAGCCTGTGAGAACTATATCCTGAAGTCCATCATTGTTAAAATCGCCATGTGCGTATTTGAAAGTAGCATGTAAAGTATAGTTACCAGTAAAGGGTACAATGACGGGTTCAGAGAAAATGCCATTGTAATAGTATTCGTACTGGATCAAAGTTCCCTCGCTATTCCCTAAGCAACGAAGCACAACTATATCATCACCAGCAGCATTATCCAACTGGCAACATGCTACAATATCAATGATACCCGGTACTATTAGTTCATAAGGGGTAAAAGTACCATCTCCTATATTATATAGGGCGCATAGACCTTCCGAGGTAAGGGTTATAATATCCGTGTGCTCATCGTTGTTAATATCACAGGTGTCTATCTTCCTAGGGTAATAAGGAACGGTATAGTCAATAGCATTGAGTGAGGCAAAGGATAACAAGAGCACGCAAAGAAAGCACCCATGAAAGAGTGTACTACGAACTAATTCTGAAAATCTGAAATGATTCTTAACCATAATTCCTTCATCACTTTAGCCGTGCATCAAATCTGTAATTGTGTTTCTTTGGAATCATAAAATATAGCCTTATACAAGCAAAATAAACGATTTGCAGCCGAAACCAACTGGTTTTTTTAAAAAAGGATGATTGAATGCATCATCTATCTAAGCACATCTTTGGTATGGTGTTACTGACTCAACAGACTCTATATGATAGTGCTGATTAGAAGAGATTGACTAGGTGATAGTCGAGATCGTTATAGACTTCCAGAGCACCCCACTTATCTTTAAAAAGCAGCATCCAGGCTGCACCACCGAAGGGTTCGATATAGCCCTGAATGTCCTTGGGAACGTATTGTGAGATAGTTTTGCGGAGGAGGCGTTTACCTCCGATCCAGCCGATCAATGCATCCATTAGATGTCTCCTCTGTAAGCTTTCATACTTGTCAGGCAGAGCCGCAGGTACAGCTCCGGTAGGGTGAGATTAGCGAAGTCCTCAGTGGTGAAGCCAAGCTTACGCATTATCATTTCGAAGCTCTCATAGGGGTATTTTCCTGCACTTTGACCGCTAATCCGAAACTCCCGAGCCAAGCGCTGAACCTCTCTTTGCTGGCTCTGATATAGACGAAAAAAGCAGAGATATGCTCCAGAGCTTCCAGTGCATCCATCTCGTCAGGTTCACTTCCTGAGATGATGCGGATAAGCTCTTTGTCGGCTTCCGATTCTGAGATGATCTCCAGCAGTTCCACTTCACTGACCTTAGTCACATTACCGGAGAGGAAGTCCTCCAGCTTGGCTTTGAGGGTCGTATTGGAGATCGTGAGGCAGAGTATCTGCCGCAGTTGTTTATAGCTGAGTTGGAGTTCTCGCTTCATTTTAGTGTTTTCCTTTTCTATTGTCCAAAGAACATCTTGATGGCAACGCCGATCAGCATGAAGAACTGGGTAGTGGAGACGCCCAGAAGCAGCTTCATGTTCGTCTCCACTCTCGCCATACGAGTTACCAGTGAGTTATTGCTGTTACCATTGCCGTAGATCTCCTCATGCACGCTGTCGATGCGTTGTTTGATCTCGGGTTTGCATTGGCAATCCATGTCTTATCCTTGTTGGTTATTGGGTGATTGAGTTTAACGACTTGGTTATCATGTTCCTGCCGGAATGTCCTTGAGCAGGAAGATCTTGTTGGAAGTTACTCCGGAAAACTCGGTGGAGATGACGACTGTGAACAGACCGTCAGCTTCACCTGACCAGTCCACTGTCCATCGCAGGCCATTGATGATCACCACTCTATCCATACCCTTGGAGGTGACTACGATGGTAGTGTTCTTGCCCATGAAGGCAGAGCTCTCAAGGAAGTTCTTTTGCTTGGTGGAGAGACCTACGATAGTCAGTTCCACAGTAGAGGTCCGCTTACCGGGTATGGCATAGTTCCGGGTCTTGAGCTTGGTGATCTTGGAATCGGCTTTACCGGGTTTCTCTGCCAGTTCTCCGAGCAGATCGAAGTTAGTGGTCAGTTCAGTCTTGGTGCTTCCCTGAGTGGCATAGAGGGTATTGATATCAGTCTCGGTATAGGTGCCTATCCCGAAGTAGATATCGTCGGCAATCATCACATCCATCAGGGCACTGAACTGCAAATCCGACTCCACCATGGGAGCCGGATAGGTCGGTTGGGAGATGGGGTTAGGCATCTAAAATACTCCCTTGATGGCTTTGCCGATACTGAACAGCCACTTGCGGTTATGGAAGACGTACTCGACCGCTCCCCCAATCGTGCCGAAGATCTTCATGACCAGATTGGTCTGGTTACTGGGGAGGCTCTTGGTAGCACGTTCGACTGCCAGTTGCTTCTTGGCATAGTCGTCGAGGTCCTTGGTGGCAGGGTTGATCTTGATATCCTGGATGATGTCCAGGATGATAGCCAGAGCTGAGTTGACCTTGGCCTTGTCGATCAGCTTCCCGGTGGTTCTGGAGATGATCCAGACCACCAGAGCCGAGACCAGGCCCAGGATAAACTGCTGATTGGCGAAGATGAAATCCATAGAGATACTCCTTCTCTTAGTTGGTTGATTAGGTGGTGAGTTTGAACACTTTCACGAAGCCGGAGATGTAGGTGATCCCGGGCCGGATACGGATGTACCAGTGGTACTTCCAGTCCGCTCCATGATGTTCGACCTTCAACTCGGCATCGGTGCGATAGCCTACGATGATGAACTTGGGCAGGCCGCCGATGATGTACTCATCAGGCATGAGACGGGGTTTGACGGGGATACCCGCAAAGGATACCTGGCCGCCTTCCAGCAGCAGTCTGTCTCCGGCTCCGGTCGCACGCTTGGCAAGTTCAGCCCGGATACGGATCAGGTCCTTATGGCTGACGTAGAACTTGAAGTTCTCCTGCTCTTCCAACATCTCGTCAGAGAAAGCCAATAGAGCCGCTTCAAAGCGCTTTGCCCAGTCGGGATAGGTGGCCTTGGAGAGGTTGCTGACATCTGAGGCGGCGGTGGCCAGCTTGATCACTCCATCCAGAGCCTTGAGCTTGGGGGTGGTGGAAGCCCGGTCACCTCTGAAGAGCAGCAGGCGGATGGCTTTCTCGGTCTTCTTGGCGATGTGGTTCTCCACGTAGGCTCCGAAGGCATCTTCGCCGTACTTGTCCTTGTAGAACTCGACCACATCCCTGCCTAAGGTAAACTCGGCATTAAGTATCCCGGTGGGCACTGAGAGGTCGGCGGTGCTCACGTTCTGAGCCGTCAGAGCGCCATCGAGGGAGTTCTTGAAGACCAGGTCATCGATTAGGCCGACGTCGATCTTCTCGTCTTTGAGCAGCGGCAGCACCGAGATATCCGAGAGGGTATCACCCGGCTGTGATCCGATCACCTCATCGATGAACAGCGAGGTGGTATTGGGATTGAGGATGTTCATGGCCTTGCTGGAGTCCACGTCGGAGATGCCTTTGTAGATCTCACGATGAGCAGCCTTGACCACGATCTTGTTGCCATCGATGCTGACTTCACGGTCAGTTGTTTGGTGGTTGCTGTCTGGTTCGCCTGGTATGCTCTTGGAGATGGCCTTGCTCATGGTAACGGAGAGGTCTTTGAGGCTCTTCTCGATGCTGTGGATGGCATCGCCAAGCTGGAGCTTGGGTTTACCCTTCTCCAACTCACCGATCTTCTCACTGATGGCGGTGATGCCCTTCTGCAGCTCGGTGTTGTTGTTGTGCTCCGCTACCTTGCGGAGGCTATTGAGCTCATCCTTGATCTCGGCAAGGCTGGCTTCCGCATTGCGGTAGTCATCGGCCCGGCCATAGATGGAGACACCATTGAACTCGCCTTTCTCGACCTTCTGCCAGAGTTCAGAGTTGAGGTCTTCGCACTTCAGCACCTGGACCCAGGCTCCCACCTTGGTATCGGGGAAGTGTTCCCGGTCGCTGGTCTTCAGGATGTAGTTCTCGACTACGGTAAACTCCGGTACGGGTTGCATGTTGTGATTCACGTCGCACTTGCCGACCAGGCCATGCTTGGCGAAGTGGTCGCAGGCCTTCTGAATCTCTTCCCGGGTGTAATAATCACCTTGCGAGTCGTGGATGTTGGGCTCCATCAGGGTGACGAATAGCCGACCCTGGGTACCTGACGTCTCACTCTTGAACTTGGTGGAGTTGATCTTGTGTTCGAAGCTCCGTCCCGAAGCGTTCTTGACCACAAAACCCTTCTGATTGGCGGGAGTCATCTCATCGAAGAGAAGCGAGACCAACTCGACTTCCACGTTGCGGAGTTCTCCCTTGAGAATGGTGCGCTTACGATTCACGCTACCTCCTTTGTTATTCTTAACTGGTTGATTGTTAATGTGGATAAGATACATAGCTATGCTCCGAAGTTCCGGTTCTGCATGAAGAGCTTTTCATCGTCACTCTGCAGTACCTCGGTCAGGTTACCGAAGTTGAAATCATCTGGTTTCACGTTCCAACCGAACTCATAGTTGAACTCTACTGCCAGGGTTAGTGCCAGGCGGTTCTGCAGCGGTTTGACCACGAAGTGGTAGAACATAAGCATATCGCTGCGGTTATCGCCACCAAGCTGTCCTGGGATAAGCTGGGATACGATCCTGGCGGGCACCCGGTGATAGGCGAGGATGCCTTCCCGGAGGTCTTTCTTAAGCCCTAAGAAGCCGCCTTCCCGGTCCTGCTGTCTGAGCGGTTCGAGACGTATTTTCACGTCCCGGCTCTCACTCTCGATCAGGACGGTGGAGTGGCTCCTGGCATTGCCTTTGACCTCGGTGAGCGCTTTCTCGATCTCGGTATAGGCATCGGTCAGCACTTCATTGCCCTGCTCATCAGTAACGGTTCCGTCTCTCAGCGTTCCGCCCTCCACAATCACGAAATAGTCGATCATCAGGCCGTTCTTGAAGTTGTTGTAGTCGAAGGTCTTGATCTCGCCTAAGATCTCGATGTTGATGGCGATAGGCAGGCAGGCCAGGCCCCAGGCATTGGATCTGTGGGTGGACTTCTTTACATGGATGATGTCCTCGTAGGCAAAATCTTTCTTCTTGTTGTTCTTAATCTGGATGTAGTTGGGTTTGAAGAAGCCGAACCCGTCATAGTTCTCCACGATCTGTACTTCGGAAGGCAGCATCCTCTCCAGTCCCATCCACTGACCCTGGGCGTTCCGCATCTTGACCAGGAAGCCGTTACCGCAGGCGAGATAGAACCTCATCAGTTCCGCCAGGATGGAGCTCTGGTCTTCACAGGCGGGAAACTCGGCAGTTTCCATCCAAGCAGTTACCTTGCTGTTGCTGCACTCGAACTGCATGATGGTAGCCATAGTCAGGGCATCGATACAACCGGAGTGGTACTCATCGGTATCCAAGAGGTTGAGCAGCTTGCTCATCGAATAGGGCTGTGAAACCACTTTTCTGGCCTCGGCTGCTTTGCTGACAAGTTGCTTACCGACTCTACTCAGTTTGGTTAGATCAACAGGTTCAGGCTTGTACTTGCTCTCCAGGAGATCACTCGCTGAGCTGATCGCCAGGTTATGGGCACCGATACGCATCACTCTCATGAGCCCGCTCCGCTGCCGCTTTTCAGCAGGTCGATCTTGGCGATGCGTACCAGACGGGTGCCATCTATCCGGCTGGTATAGTATTCGATACTGGGCAGATCCCGGTTCATCAGCTTGAGGTAGAAACTCCGGAACTTCTCTTTGAGTGAGTAAAGTTCAGAGTCCGGATCAGACACATTCTGGGCATTGACGATCAGGAAGACTGTCCAGACGATATCGGTGTCCACATACTGCCGGGAGGTGCCATTCTTACCTGTCTCGGAATCGAGGATCAGGATGGCGCAGGGCAGCTTCTTGGGGATATTGTCCTTGTTGTAGAGGGTTTCAACCACGCCTGCCATCTTCAGAGCCTCAGAGATGCGCTTGCGTTCGTCCTGGTACTTCTCGAGTGGAGTCACAGGCTCACCTCGATATCGTTCAACTGCTGATAGATCCACTGCTCCCGGTTGGCGATCACCTGAGCAAAAACGTTTCGGGCGACAATGCCTTCCCGCTTGATCTTGCCCCGGATGAGATAGGCGATCCTGGCAACGGTCAGAGCTTTTCCTGTCTCTTTATCAGTCCAGGACAGGTGCTTGCGTTCGACCCAGGCGATCAGCGGGGCGATCGGAGTCCAGGAAGGCACTTTGCCGCCCAAAACGAAAGGCTCGTGTTTCACATTGGAGCCTACCCTGAGGATCATAGTGGAAGGACTGGTCTCGACCAGATAACCCGTATTGCCGTAAAAATCGCCCTTGTCATAGATCTGCTGTGCCAGGATCTCTTTACGGGACTCGGCATCGATCACAGAACCGATCAGGTGCAATCGGCTCTCCAGTGCGGCATATATAGCCAGGTAGATATCCCGCATCAGTTCATCCGGAGAAGTATAGTCACGATCAGGCATCAGATCACTCCAATGCGAATAGCACGAGGCTGTCTGGGTTTGAGTTCGTTCAGGCGTTCCAGGCCGGCTGGATTGAGATAAGAACTCAAGACGGTAAGCGACCTCAGTTCAAGGTTGGCTTTGAAGGCGTCTATTTCGCTTCCTGTGAGCAGTTCGGTGGCCGACTGGTCTAATCCTACGGTCTTGACTATTCCCTCGCCCAGGGTCTTCAAATTGAGAAACTCGCAAGTGCTGTGCAGCATCAGGAAACAGAACCCAAAACGAAAAGAGATCAGCAGGGGATCATCTTCAGGCAGATCATCGTGGGTAGCGTGATCATAAAACTGCTGCAGCACGATTGAACGGATCATCTCCATTACCAGGTCCTGATGCTCCCTGAAAATGCCGTTGTCGGACATCTCCTTGGGCAGGTTGAGGATGGCAAGCATGGCATCGGTCTCGACCGGGATGGGTATCACTGGCCCTTCCTCATCAGCTCGGAAAGCTCAATCGCTCTCATACCCACTTGCTTCGCCCACTTGGAGGCTAACATGCCATTCGCGGCTCGTTCCCAGTCTCCGGTAGCTATAAAACGCAGCGTGTTCTTGAAACTAAGCAGACCCTTGATCCCCAAGTTGAAACACATATTGAGCAGCACCGACTGGCGAACCTCATCGAGGTTATTATAGATATCGGGTATCTTATCGATCAGCCATTGCTCGCAGTCTCGGATATCCCTATCCAACATGGCATAGGCTTCTTTCCGGGAGATACCCCTATCATCGAGATTACGGCCATAACCAATGGTCAACTTACCTGCAGTACAGCGGTATGGCTTCAGCCTCAAACCCTCGTGTCTGACTAATTGAGCTTTGATTCGGTTCATCAACGCTTCGGTCATGCTATCTCCTTGTTCCAGATGTGATCATCGATCCGGCGACAGGAAAGCACTACCCTGTGTGCTGACAAATCAGGATGGGTAAAGATGAGAAAGAAATTTCTTGACAGAATTATGGGAGTGATTTCTTATCAACTCAGCGTGAGTAGAAACTGAAATTCATAAATTAAAAACTAAGCGTCGCTGCATGTTACCTCTACACGTTAGTCCTACTATATTGCAGAAAGTAATAGTATAAATACAATAAGTATTAGGTAGGTAGAAATGAAAAACAAGGTTTTCTACACGCTTTTTCTTCAGAGAGGCGAAAGCACTTGTGTGTGCAGAAATAAGCCTAGTTCTCAATTATATGCGGGGGTTTTTGTTATGATGGGGCTGTTTTATTGTTTCAGAGGCATGGTTCGTAACCGGCGAATACTTTTTTGGGTGTTATTGCTCAATGCATTATTGTTTTTTAGCGCTTCTTATGCACAAACAACACTCACTCCCTTATGCCAATACCAGGCACCAGGAGCAGATTATATCAACCAGATTCGTTTCCCTTATGAAAGTCAACCTGCAAAGCGTGGTTCAGATGCCAATCACGACGGGTATGATGATTATATCAAAGCATTTGGATATACGAATACATCAGGTGTTGATGTTGTTTGCTTTTGGGGTAACTCTGTTCTAAGCAATATCCCCAATTGCATCTATAACTGGCCAAGTGAGAACATTTCCGGAGCATGTGTCACCTGGCATGGTGATTTAAATGGAGATGGATTAAACGACTTTGTCGCAACCTATCAAGGCTATATGGGTATGTATGCAGTGATATCATTTAGTGACTCCCCCTTCAACATCAATCCTGATCTGACTTTTCAACTTCCGTATTGGGGAGGATTCACAGCTTTCAACGGAGGATACGATTTCAATAATGATGGGTTTGACGATATCCTGTGTGTGGATGAGGATAGCCAGTTTCATGAAGGTAATGTGGATATCTTATTTGGTGGTAATCCAATGGATACAACAATCGATGTTCACTTTCAGGGTTCCGAACCTTATGAGATCAGAGTGGGTTATCAATACGCGGTCGGAGATATCAATGGTGATAGCATCGATGACTTGATATTATCCCGCCAGGGTTTTGGTGATTACGATCCTCTCTATCTTGATATTTACTATGGAGGGCCAGCATTCAAAAATCCGGAAGTATCTTTCTCATTAACTCTGCCGCACCCATTTATGAAGGATTCTAACTTGTTGGCAAATGGTGACATCAATGGAGACGGATATGATGATATATGTATCCCATTCTATGATTCACTATATGTTTATTGGGGCAATGAAGGCATGATCACAGATTATTCCACCTTCTATATTGAAAATAGCCAAACACAACTGATGCAGACAATCGCGTTTTATTGTAATATTAACAATGATGAATATGACGATCTTGGGATTTATATGTGGAGAGAGGACCATGTAGATTTTTATTTGGGTGGAGAAAACCTTCCATCTCAGCCAACCTATTCAATAACGATAACTCCCTGCTTATCAACTAGTGGAATCGGTGTTGATCTGGGAGATTTAAACGGAGACCATCACGATGACGTTCTGGTGAGTGACGGCGGAACTTTCAATACGGCAACAGTTTACTCCCTGAATCCATCTGATGCTGACGACCCCGTCATGCCAGCCGGGGAGTGGATTCACAACTATCCCAATCCCTTCAAACACTCGACGACATTCAGCTACAAAGTGCCTGATCATAATATGATGGAATTTCGTATTGAAATTTTCAACATCAAGGGGCAGAAAATCCGGGACTTGTCCGTTAATGGCAGTTTGACAACTTGTTGGAACGGAAGAGATTCCCAGAATCATCTAGTATCATCCGGAATATATTTCTACCGTTTAATCGGTCCAAGATATTCATCTAAGATCATGAAAATGATACTAATTAACCAATAAGGAGGTTAAAATGAAAACCATCGTACTTATTGTAATGGTTGTCACTGTTGGCATGCTGCATGGTATATCTTATACTGCATCATTCCAACTATCAAACGTTTCATTTTCAAGCGATTCCCGGGGCTATTAAGTCGTGGATTACAATGATCTTCTCAAAACTAATCTTCGAGGAGCACCAGAACTACCCGTTCAGTATTTACATTTCATTATTCCCATTGGAATGAGTGTTGGTTCCATCCAAATAACAACTAGTCAAACACAATTACCTGGTACGCATAATGTTATGCCTTCACCTGGATTTGATTCTATATTGAATCCTCCAGATGCTGCTGAACCTGATTCCTCAATCTATTCTTTAAACAACTTATACCCAAATCAATGTGTTCAAATCCTTAGACATGAGTATTTCGCAGGTGCTAACCGAATTGCGGTTGTTGCTGTATATCCTATACAATATATTCCTCAAAGTGGTATTATTGTATTTAATCAAAACATCTCTTTTTCATTGAACCTTGTTAATGGGGAACAACCAGCAGCAGTGCCGATTTCGAGAATTGCTCGAGACCATGACCTTACCTTAAGAGCACTGCAGGCTCTTGTATCTAATACAGGCGACATATCTACTTATATGTATCAGCCAAACATAAATATAATACCTGAGACTACTGATATCGAGGAAGTAATCATCGGTCCGGCTCAATATGAATCTGATTTTACTGATTTCATTAAATGGAAGTCACTCAAAGGAGTCAAAACAGTATATAAAACAACAGAGTCGATTTATGATGAATATCCTCAGGGTGATAATTGGCATCCCCATCCAATTACAGATCTTGCTGGAAGAATAAGGGCTTATCTGAAGGATATGTATACTAATCACTGTCTATCTTACGCAATAATTGTTGGCGGTGGTACCGATGTAGACCAATCACCTAATTCTAACGATGAATTTCTAACAGTGCGATATTGTTGCGTCGGAAATAATTCTTGGAAGGCAACTGGGAATATAGAGCATTGGGCTCCTTACAATGTTAGAAATCGAGTGTCAGTTGACCTCTACTTCTCCGATTTTGATGGTGATTATAACGTTGAAGGTGATGCTAATGGATACTATGGTGAACTTGATGATATTATTCAAAACGGCCCAGAAATATTTGTCGGTCGCATATTGGCTACTCCTCAGGATGACATCTCACCCCATGAGAAAATTCGCAGATGGGTAGAAAAAACAATTACTTACGAAACCAATCCTGGATTTGGGGATGATAGTTATCTGATGAAAAATTTCATGAACACCGGGCTTATGTCCGAATATAACGATTATTATGTATACGCTGGCACACTATCGAATGAGTTTTCAAATTTCACAGGTGGAACGACATACTTGCATGCTCGTCATGGTTGGCCAACTGGTTCAATGACCATTCAAAGAATGAGAGAAGGATTTGGTCTAATAAACTGGTATGAACACGGTATGAAATATTTCACATCTAAAAAAAATGGAGTTATTATAAATAACAAATGGTATGGATATAACGTTACATCGCTTGACTCATACCCTCAGGATTGTTGTCAGGAAAATGGAAACGGTTTTGACAACCTACTAGCTAATGGGAAATATGGTATATTATATTCAGTATCGTGTATGACTGCGAAACATGATGACACCTCTGGGAGCATCAATGATTTCTCCGACCCTTGGGCGGATTTGATATGCATGGCAGAATCTTATACCTGTTATACGGAAGGAATGGGGGGACCTGCCATGATTGCAAATACACATGATGGTTTTAGAGTGCTTTCCGAAAATATTGAAAAGTATTTCCTGCAGCAGATTTTCAATAACCAAGTATATAACGCTGGTCGCGCGTTAGCAACGGCCAAACAAATTGCAAGTGAAGGTAGATTACTAGATTTATCTACAACCTATTTTGGTGATCCTGAAATGGATATGTGGACATCAATACCATTACAGATGACTGTTGCCTTTGATCATTCATCTAATTCCGTTCATGTAAGTTATAATGGCAATCCTTTAGATGGAGCATCAGTAGTATTCACTAATCAGAATGGGGATGGATATCTCAGGACATACACAAACGCATCCGGCATTGCTACTTGCACATTCGATTATAGAGATATCTGCATTACAAAACATGATTTTAAACCGTATATCAAACGGATAGGAAGAAATAGCGAAGTCATAAGTAGTGTTACGGATCAGAAGTGGGACTTTATTATTCCATCTGGCAGAACAGTTACTCTACAGAATTCGCTAAATCTAAGTAGCTTTGGCGGCAAAAATGCGAAAATAGTAGTTGAGAATGGTGGCACCTTTATCCTAGCTGAAGGTTCAATGTTAACTGGTGAGAAAACAACCTTCACTCCTGATGAGTTTTCATCAATCAGAATTTCGATACCTGGTAATTGTGTTGAAGTGTATGGGACACTTAACATCAATAATGGAGCGGTAGTTGCAGGTATAACAAATTGGGATGGAATACGCGATTATTCTAACGGGACGTTAGATATTGACCAAGCTTTGTTCAATAACTGTCCTCTATATAAGGAAAATGGGTACGTAAACATATATAATAGCTACTTCGTCGATTCACCAATATCTATGAATCGTGCCAGTGTAGAAATCAAAGACTGTTCTATGCTAAGTGGGGTTTATTGTACTGGAAGTGAACTCGTTAAGATAGAAAACAACACTGAGAATCCATGCTACATTACAGGGCTGAGCGACGGTATCACCTTGATAAACTGTGGGGTAACGAACATCTACGGCTATACAATAACTGGCAATGTGAGAAATGGGATAAACTTACACGAGTCTTATGGTAGAAATACAATTGAGAATTGCAGCATTATCAGCAACTCCCAAGATGGAATTCGTATGTATCACTCAAGCGCAAGAATTATCGGATGTCAAATCTCAGGAAATCAAAAAGGAGTAATTGCCTACAGGGGCAGCAATGTTGAGATTTTAAAAGATCCTAATTCAGCTCCTTGGTTCCACGATTCTTGTATAACAAATAACACATGGATGGAAATATTGTTCACCGATGATTGTGATTTACAGATGGCTCGTGGTATGAATAAAATACTGGATGCGCCATACAACCCCGACACTTTTGATAAATACCTGGTCTTTTGCCCAAACATGACCAGGAGTCGAGATTTAGGATTGAATTATTGGGGTTCTGACCCACAGGGCTTGCCAATCTATCCTGAAGAAGAAAGATTCGAACCCGCATGTATTAATCCTAGTGCTTTTGAGATCGGATTCAATCTCAATCCTTTATGGAATCCAGGTCCTCCTTCAGTAATCACTTGGGAAAATGATGAGCTTATTTATCACAATGCAATTGATTTAGCTTTAGCTGAGGATACTGTCGGGGCAGTAGCGCTTTTTAAAAACTTGATTTCTCAGTTTCCTGAAAGCGACTTTGCTCCAGCTTCAGCTAAAAACCTTCTAGCCCTTGAAGAGGACAAGCAGGCTCTAAAAGATTACTATGCAACCGAGCCTAATCTTCATTGGAACGGAGAAATTGATAAGTTAGCAGACTATTTAGAGAACTATTGTAATATCAAAATGGGTGATTACCAAGCTGCGATCTCATGGTTTGAGGATATAATCTCTGATCCGGAATGCGAGTTGGATTCATTGATGGCAGTGATTGACTTAGGCTATGTGTACCTCCTGATGCAAGAAAACTCGCCCAAAGCTCAGATCACATGCCAATACCCGCAACTTGTACCAAAATCAAGGACTCAATACGAGCAGAAAACCAACGCAATTCTAACTGCTTTGTATTCTCCAGCAAATGGTGCTAACCAAGAAGATGGTACAAATACAATTCCCATTCTTCCGCAAATCCCTGTATTGCACAATAACTATCCTAATCCATTTAATCCTTCAACCTCTATCTCATTTTCGCTGCCTGCCGATATGCAATGTTCCTTATCTATTTACAATATTAAGGGCCAAAAGGTAAAAACGCTGCAAAGTGGCATTTCTACCCAAGGGAATCACACATTGATATGGAATGGTCGTGATGATAATGGAAAGCCAGTATCATCAGGAGTCTACTTTTATCAGCTTAAGGCACAAGATAAGACCATTACTAAAAAGATGATTATGGTAAAGTAGCATCAAACGGCATTGTGAAAAGCCCGGGGCAACCCGGGCTTTTTAGGATTTTACTTCTTAGCCTGAATGTCGATTGTTAATGCTAAAGCTATAACCATCAGGCAATAATGGATGAGATTGCTCAAGCTCTTACCTTTGTGGCCTTTCATGTATTTGTGCAGCACCTGGTAGCCGCCAATGTGATAGTTCCAAAGCTCCGGGGTGATGCCCTCGAAGTGCTTGTCCGGGTTGATCTGCACGATACTCTTGTCCTCATACTTGATGAATTCTACCAAATCATTAGAACCGCTACCCTGATACTTTGCTATGGGAGTGTTCAAGCGCGGACTCTTCAGAAGATGAATGTCAGCAAGCTCTTTACCATATCCTGCAAGCAGGCCGAACAACTCGTAATCATCTGTAAACGGTATGCGGGGGAAATCCATCCTGAGATACTGCGCAAAACGCTGGCGGTATTGATTGCTGTGCAGGACGGCATAGACGTAATAAAATAGCTGCTCCGGCTGGAACTGGGGCCACTGCCTGCTGAACTGCTCCAAAAGCCCGGAAGCGATGTTGTATTCCCGCTCGTCACTGGCGAAGATGTCTTCTTTTTGCTCGTCCGGGTAGATGTAGAGGGGGAAGACTGACTCACTTCCTTTATTATCAGAGCGTATTACACCGTCCGAGATAATGTATTTAGATATGAAAACATAATTGCATTCTTTTCCAGTGAGTTGCTGTCTTCTTGCTATTATCCCCACATTCTCTTCCAGCATATACCTCATGACCTCATTACGTGCTCTGCAATGAAACCCACCGCTTTTACCTGTGAAGTAAGTATAGCGGGTGTCAAAGGGTCGGTAGAGGATGGGGACTATCTTGCTGTTACTCAAGCCGCTATCCTTGAGGTCTTTCTGGGCAAGCTCGACCTTCCAGTCCTTGGCATCTTTGCCAAGCTGATAGGCAGCTCTCGCGCTTTCCGGGTCCAACGAGGCGAAGTGGTGGATGGTATTGCGCACCTGGTCAGGCGTATCGCGGATCGTAAGCCCATCCCTGGCGGTAACGATGCCCACGCTGTTGAGCGGGAAGATTTCCGGCAGGCTACGCCACTGGAGGTAATGCTCGTTTCCGGCGGCTTCCGGGCGGAAGAGGTAGAAGGGTGAACCGGGATTTAGTTCCTGATAATCTCCGGACTGGAACTGCTTGTTTTCCAGCCAGTCATACTTGGACTGGCGTAGCCCGAACAGCTCGTGGTGGCACACTCTTGTTTCTTTGCTATCAACACCTTTCACCATCAGGATGATGGCGGTTCCCTGCTTGATATCGAAGACGTTCTCGTCCGTGCTGTCGCAGGTTTCCCCTTTCAGACTGTTGCCATGCAGGTCGAGCACATAGATTTCATCGAAGGTGCGCATCAGGCTCTGGCGCATGCCGCGGAAGGTGGGGTTGTCCAGATAGCCGTGGTTGGTGATCATGCCCACGATGCCCTTGCCCGCCTTGTGTATCTTCCATTGGGCAAAGCGCAGGAACTTCACATAGTCATCCTGCAGCCCTTTGGGGTTCTTTTCGTTCAGGGGCATGCCGTCAACGGTGTAATAACTCTGCGCGCCGTCCAAATCGGTCTTCAACAGCTTTTCCGTCCAGGCGTTGTTGTTTTCGCTGGCTCCGCTATAGGGCGGGTTTCCCATGATCACCATGATCGGTTCCTCATGCTTGACCTTGTTTGCCAGGGCGCATTCCTCGCTGATGTCGTGGGCAATGGGCAGTTCGGTTTGCTGGGGAGTGTCCGGCTCCAAGGTGTTGGAGAGATAGAGCTTGAAGCGTTTTTCCTCGCACAATTCATAGCCATGTTCCGCCAGCAGGTAGCTGATCTTGAGGTGTCCCACGGTGTAGGGCGCCATCATCAGTTCAATGGCGTGGAAGTGGGGCAGGATGTGATGTTTGATCAGGTTATGGACGGTGCCCTCGCCGTATTTGCCTGCCTGCTATTCAATGGCCATGTTGATGGCTTCACCAGGAAAGGTGAGAGTGCCAGCAGCAGGATCAAGAATTAGGTAAGGGTTTGGGCATATAGGTCGGCAAACTGCTCTATGGTCAGATTGTTGATCAGCAGCTTCTTGAGTGTTTCATAGAAGTTCAACACCACCTTCTTGTCCTGCATATCCTCCTCTGCCAGTTGGGTGGTGATGATTTCGTTTCGTAGGAAGCGGGTACGTTTTGCCAGTGCATTAGCCAAACTCTTGGGGTCTGTGATGGCAGGCAGGGAAAAGCTGAAATAACGGTCAAGCAAGGTTGCAAGCTCATCAAATGCGAAGCTGGATGGGCAATAAGCATCTGGGTGGCATTGATCGAACTGGCAATTGTAACACTATCTATAAACTGACCATGCTGATAGAGACGGAACTCATAGAAGTTGGTGAGGATGAGATTGGGAAAGGTAGCCAGGTAACGCTTGAGCTGTTCGCTTACTGCGATGGGGTCGAGCTTGTAGGTCTCCGGTTTCTTGGTTTCGATATAGCCAGTGATGTGGGCTTTGCCATTCCAGACACGGAAGTCCGGGTTTCCGGCTTCGGAGGTCTTGGGCAGGATACCCACTTCGCATTTGCTGATCTTATTCAGCTTGGCATAGGCTTCGATCATGTCCTTCAGACAATGATAAAAGGACTCTTCCCGGGCGTCTCCCCGGTTAATGATCTTCTGCAGATCGTTTAGGAATGTAACCAGAATAGCTTTCAGCAAACGTAACCTCTATCTTGTTATATTTCTGATTAGACATAGTCAAATAGAGGGGATATTCTGCCAATCTCTTTTTTATTCGAGCTTAATACGACCGAGATACTGGTAATACAGAATAGACGGCTAATGTATCAGGTGGGAAACATGTCATCAACTACTACTCAGTCCAGATTACCGTTGTTGTTCTACACTTCCAATGAAACGGGGGAAACGGAGTATGCGCTCCAGAGATACCTACCGGGTTCATACCTGAGTCGTATTCGATCTGATCGTCCTTGACCCAGGGTGCGAGGGCTCTGATGTATTCCCGGGCATCATCCAGGCTGTTGGATTTGGTATCAAGAGCCATCAGTTTGTCCATCACTTCGAGGGCATCGTTTAAGGGATAGATCTTATCCTGGGCAGCCAATGCCCGGCAGATATCACTGGTGTGATCATCGAGGATTACTAAGAGCTTGTAGTATTTGGCCTTGGTTTTCTTGTATCCCTGCAACCTTCCGAATTCCCTGATGCGCAGGGCTGTGTGCTCAGCCAGTCCCTGCCAGTAGTGGGAGGATCGGTTGGCAAGGTCATTGAACTGGTCTTCGAGGGTATCGGCTAACATCTCCTTGGTATAGCCCTGCTCAATAGCTTTTGATAGTGTATCTGCAAAGCTTTGGCGGATATCGGCTTCAAAGTGATTCCCGATCCAGAACAACTGCTGCTTCTGGATGGTGGATGAGAGATGCTGATCTTCAATGCCCCAGAGCCCAATGCTGGTCTTGATCGGGGCTTGCACTTGGGTGTCCCTCAGTCCCAGCCGCACACAGCGGTCTATTATCGCCTTGGTGGGCTCATTGACCAAGGCCGCGAAGTCATCTCCCAACTGGGTATTGATGATGCCCATAAGCTTATCTATGGAGTCCCGGTTGATCTTCTCTGCTCGTGGCATGTCACTCAGCATCTGGATGGCAAGTCGAGCGGCATCTCTGATCTCAGCCTTCCAAGCATTGTTGAGTATCCTGTAGTACTCCAGCATAAGTCTATCGTAATAGTTCATCAGAAGGCGAACCTCTTGATCCTGAATCTGTTCCTTCCGATATCGTATTCTGAGAACCTCTCCAGACAGCCAGCCAAGGCATCACAGCCATCTATATAGCCATCCGGATAGGTAAGGAACTGTGATATCAGGGTTGGTGTATCCTGCCCCTCCGGAAAGAGCAGCTTGGCGGTCTCGATGATGGTTTCGGTCCTCTCGATGCGCAGGTTCTTGTTGTCCTTGTTATCGATGCGCTTGATCCGGTGGCTGATGGATGGCAGACGGTTGTCCTTTGCCCACCGATCGAAGTCAGCCAGGATACGTGCCTGACCGTAGGTGGTTTCACAGGCTGCCCGGGCTTTGACTCTGTAGATTCGATCCAACTCCTGATAGGCATCATAGTAGTATCTGAAGAACTTGGTGTTCTCTGTCTGACGTATCCAGACGTGAATAACATAGAACCTGTTGCCGTCATAGCCTATGGAGATGATGGCTTTGTAACAGCCTTTCTCACCCCATGCGGGATCGGCATAAAGCCAGACCCGCTTCATGTGGGATGGCTCAGGCAGAGTTTTGTATCTAGTGAACCAGTGGTTTTTAAAAATGTTCCCTTCAATGACTGGCTGCCCTAACATCTCCCTCTGGTATCCGGTATACCCGAACTTGGCTTTTAGATTAGGCAGGGTGGCAGTGGGATATTGAGCCTCCCAGACGGACTTGCCCTGCCGATCTTCGAGCGAGAAGCGCAATATCGCTTTCTGGTGCGTTTTCAGAACCGACCTTGTATCCAGATCAGGGTTATCAGCCCGTAATTCGCCCAATATCAGCTCCTGAAACTGGCAGATCGCGTAGTTGGGATGCACCAGGTTACCGAGCCAGACGATCCTGCCATTTCCCTCCGGAGAGAGAGCTCCGGCAAGCTCCTGGGTGATCTTCTCCATGCGTCTCTTGCCTATGGACTGATTACCCATATTCTCTTCTTTGTCGATATCATCACAGACAATCAGTCCGGGCCGCTTAGCAGTCTTGGGATTGATAGTTCCACGGTGACTCTGCTTGATACTCCTGGCTCTGATCCTGGCTTTGTTCTTGAGATAGAAGTCCAGATCAAAGGCATCCACAGGTTGCAGCTCCGGATAGTCGATGGTGAGCCGCTTGTTGTTCTGCAGCTCATGCAGAGTGAAAGCGGTGCGCTCTTGAGCCAGATCTATGTCTGCTGCAGTATGGATTACGTAGCGTTCACCTTTGATAATCATCCAGATCGGATAGACCACTCCCATGAGAACCGTTTTGCCCAGCCCACGAAAACCAGTGATGGCGATAATGCCTGAGCCCTTATCAGTCTCATCGAACATGGTCTCGTGCGCTGGGCAAAAAGGTAGCGGGAAGATATGCGGGAAATAGGTATGGCAGAAGAACGAGAAGGCGTCCCATCCCTCTGATGTGGTGCGCCTTATCCGCTCAGTCTTGGCTTCAGGATTATCGTCTATAAAAGGCAAGACGGAGATCGTTTTGGATGCGATCTCCGTCAGAGCCTTGTTATGCCGCTGAATGAACTTCTTAGGCATAACCGGTTTCCGGAAGGATCAGCGGAGCCGAGGGGATCGGCTCCGCTGTCAGGCAGGCAGGATGTCGTGGAGCAGGAGGAAGCAGCTCCACTCGTTGGAGGGTAGGCAGGATGGGTATGTAGGTGTGTTTGGAGGCAACCATGTCCGTGGCTGTATATCTATCCATTTCTGATCCTCAAGTACTCGGCCAGGTCTATCACGATGCTTTGGAACTGCTTAAGCTGGGTCTCGTGACCTCTTTCAATCATGAAGTCGGTCACCTGATCAAGGAAACGAACAATGTAGTCATTGAGCTCCTTTGATGGCACCGCGTCCTTCTGATTCTGCTTGATGAGTGAGACCAGGCTCTGCAGAGCGGTATCGGCAGGATTCTTGGCATACTCACGTAGTGCTTGGATGAGAGCCTTCTTGCGAGCCAAGTTGATCTCATGGTCAAGCTTACGCTCTTCCTTGAACATCTCGTCCCACTTACCTGACTTGATCCACTTGCGGACGGTGATATCGGATACTCCGAAGATCACCGCCAACTCAGTGGGTTCGGTTTTGCCGTTCAGATAGGCTTCTTTGCAGTTATCCCGCTTGATGCGGAACTCAATGGAGTTACTCATACTCGGGTTTGACCTGGTTCTTGAGGACATATTGGTTAAGGTCTTTTCCGGAGCAGCGCAGCTGTCCGTTTTCAGTTGTGCGAAATGCTCGCAGAGGGTTGGCAATGTCTCTAATCCAACGATAGACGGTTTTCCTACTCACTCGGAGAGCGGTGGCTACTTCGTCCGGTCGGTAATTGCGATTGACGTCGAATACTTTCATTGGCTCCTCTGCTGTTATCGTTTCTATGGATGCCATGTTTCAATCTCCCTTGCTTTGATCAAATCAGGATGGGCTACCATGAGACAGTATCTACAGGGCACTGAAGTTCAGCACGATTCGGTTGTAGTTACCAGCCTCGTCTCTCACTGCGAAAGAGATGTACTGCTTGGTGGAAGTGACCAGAATGGCTTTATCGATAAGCTCCATCGCTTCCTTCCATACCGGGTCCTTGATCTTGTATCTGCGGAGAGCGAAAATGCGATAACGTGCCAATTGCCCACGCTTATCGACCTGGAAGGCTTCGTTGATGATAGCCTTGAGATTGTCACTGGAGTCGGCAGACCAAGCTTTGATGCACTCGTCTATTTTCTGCTTGGCGAGTTGCAGCTCAATGCCGAACTGAATCTTCTCTCTAAAACGCATTTCGATGCGATACTTCTCATCGAAGCTGATGAGCAGGGCATTGCCCTTCCATTCGAGGCCATTTCTGCGAGCAGCGTCGTTCAGATAGTTCTCGATGATCTGGATCATTTTCTGTTTGTCGGATAGAATACGTTCTTGCAGTTTGAGTGCGCAGTCCATCGCTTTCTTGACTGCGGCATCCTTTTCCAATATCTCGGTGTGCAGCACCTTCACAGGGATTTCCCTACCTTGAGCATCGGTTAAGGTGCGTTCTTTGACTGGCTTGCTCGCTTTACTCATTTGAATCCTCCTTAGGATCGCTTTGTATATTTGATTGTGCATTGATCTCTTGTTTCTTGATGTAGGACTGGAACATGGCGATGACCGCTCTGCGCTCGTTCATATTGAGCAGGTTCCAGTGGCTTTTGGAATAGTGACTGATCGTGAATGCCCGGAGCTGGGACTCGGTCCAGCCGGCTTGCTTCATCAAGGCATGCATGTACTTGCCCTGCTTATCGTAGTTGTATTCGAGAGGTCGGCCATGCCTGCGATACTTCAACATGATGGCCTTGAACTCGAGCAGCTTGTCCTCGGATAGGGCTCTGAGCGAATCGCCGTAGCCCATGCCGTTCATGATGTACTTGAATGCGTCCATCGGCCAGTGGAATTTCTTAACCCGGATGGCGTGGATTTGTTGACGTAGTTTTCGTTCTCTCAGTTCCTGTTCCATAGAATGCCCTCTCTTCTTAGTTGGAGTATCTTTGTTTGTAGTCTTCAGCCATCAGCCTACACATCTCATTCGCCTGCCGACGTAAGGATTTGATTTTCTCCCACTCAGTCTTCTTGGCGGCTCTATAGGCTCTATATTCCTGCTTGGACTTACTCTCAGCTTCTTTCTTTTCCTGCCTGAGCCTTCTACGTTCTGCGGCTTCGGCCCTGAGTTGCTCTTTAGTCTTGGCATTAGGATCAGGCGGTTTACAGGTCAGTTCGTGGAGTATGCCTTTCTTGATGTGCTTGCCGATTTCCTTGAGCCTGGCTCTGGATTTAACGTAGTAGACTTTATCAAAGCCGATGGCATCTATCGAAGCCAGGGCTTCCAGATAGACAAAGACCCACTGGCGGCTGCGGGGGAAGTCGGCAGTTATTTTCCGGATTGATGTGTAGCTGCCATTCTCAATCAGATTCAGCAGTTGATTAGCGGCATGGGGATGGAAGTTCCAGGTTCCCTTCTGCCCATAGCAGAGTACCGGATTGTAGCGATTGGCATTTACAAAGATGCCTGTTTCGACCTCCTTGATCAGGCCAGTCTGAGTGAGATCCTGAAGAATCGGTTGATCTCTGCGGTCTCTATTGTAGTGTATCCGGCTATCGTTTCCGCCGCGAAAGGCTTGCGATATTGCTTTACGAAGTTCTTGACCAGTTCGGTGGGTGTCACTTTACCTCCTTGAGATCTATCACGTTACTGGGCTTATCTTCAGGGAGCATCTGCCCGGTTTCGAGGGAGTACATCATCTTGACCGCTTTACGCAGGTTGCCCTTGCTGGTCTGATAGAGGTCCTCCACGATGTTCTCGGTTACCGGTATCTCCATAACCTCTTGGGCTATAGATCTGATATCCTTCTTGTTTACAGGCTGGAATTCCACGAAGGCATTGCAGCGGTCGAAGTAGTGTTCATTGAGCCGGGAGAGGCGATCCCGGGCAGTCTGCATGCCCACCAGGATGATGATGACCAGCGTCTCGTCCACGATGTCCCGGATGGCTCCGAGCAGTTTAGGCTGATCGAAGGCGTAGTCGATCTCATCGATGATGATCACCGTCTTGGGATGCTCATCCAGGATATCCATGCAGTGTTTGTAGAGGTTCTGGGAGGTGCCGATGGGGATCGGATCGTTAATGTTCAAGTGATCGTACAAGGCGGCTACCAACATGTTGGCGAAGGTCTTGGCGGTGGTATGGGACTCCAGCCGCAGATAGATGTAGCCACGCTGAAAAGCGGTGCGTTGGGCGAAGGCGGTCTTGCCATAGCCAGGCCTGCCGTAGAGTAAGCCCAGACCCACCATCTCTGTTTTAGGTCGGTTAACCAGATAGTTAATGCAGTTGTCAGCTTCAACCACATTGCGAATTCTGACGAGTTGATTCTGTTTCACTTTTCCTCCTATTGTATGCCGATGAACTTCAGCATTTCTTTGCGTGTTTTAGGCCTGACTTCCCCATTCTCTTCATCGTCCTGCCCTGCAGGCTTCTTGATTACTTCGAGTAGGTTGGGGAGCTTTTGCATGGCTTGTTTCTCCAGGGCTTCCATGATCTGATCCGGCCCCGGTTTGGGAGCTTCGATGGCAGGCGGCTGGATAAAGGTTGGGTTGTCCTCCTGGGGAGGCAGCACCAGCTTCTTCACGTAGGCATCGACCACTTCCTGGGTCTTCTTGACCGTGAGTCTGGTGCGGTTGGCGATCATTCTCTGGTGCCGTTTGATGGCCTTGTACTCTTTCTTGACCTCAGCCACTGAGATCGCGTTCTCCATATCCAGGTGGATGAAGGGATCGACCGCTTTTCGGACCTCAGCCTGGCAGATGTAGTTGTCCTGCAGGTCATAGACCAGTATCCATCTCGCATCGCAGAGATCGTATCTGATCAGGACTTCCTTGCCCATGTGCTCGATCAGTTCGGTGCTCCAGTATTGCAGCTTATTCAGGACGATGCCATTGTTGCGGAGTGTCTTGCGGACGGTGGACATCATCAGGTAGTTCAAGCGCTTAGGTTCGATCATCTGGGCTTCGGGCACTTCCGCAGCTTTAAACACTGACCAGGGAGTCTTACCGCCCAGTCCGCTGTGAGGAGCCTCGCCATACATGTATCTGATGAAGAAGCCGATCATCTGCATGGCTTCCTCCAGAGTGGGCGGCTTGGACTCATACATCTTGCGAGCCCAGGTTTCGTTACGCATCAGCGTGGAGGGTTTGTCCGCCACCGATGCTCCCCTGAAACTGCTGATGAAGCGTTCAAAGCGTTCCTGGAAGGTACGGAAGAACCGCTCGATGATCTTGGCTTTGGCATTGTAACTCTCGGCGAAGACCACATTGATGCCCAGCCTGGGGAAGATACCCGATAACTCACTGGAGAGGTCATGCCCTTCCCACTTCTCATTGAATAGTTTAGATCTAAAGGCCTTGCCATTATCCAGGTAGACAGCCTCGGGCACTCCCTTATAATTGAGGAAGGCGTTGCGGAAGGCCAGTTGGATGTGCTGGCTATCCTCAGTATAGGCGAGTGAGGCTCCCACCGGATATCTCGAAGCCCAGTCCATCACCATGATCATGGTCATCCGCAGCGGCTTACCGGTCTTGGGGCTGATGATATCGAAGGAGAGGGTATGTCCATCGGCTACCCAGACCTGGCCGACTTTGAGCAGGTCATTATCCCGCTTGATCGTTTTAACTATCTCTTCCGCCACCGCTTTACTACCATGCCGGGCCTGGGTCCAGACCGCCAGGTTGTTAAGCTTATAGTCCTTGCACCAGCGTTTCAAGGTAGGCACCGAACTGGGAGACTCGAGATTGCCGAGTCGGGCGAAGGCCTTCACCGTAGCCACTGCCGAGCCGATCTTGATCTTCTGAGGCGAGAGCAGCAGCTTCATCAGGAAGTGCTGTTCCAGATATGTGACCTTACGGCCTCGAGTCTGGTTCTTGCTCTTGTGGATCAAGGCGAACATGTCCCGGTTGCTTTCCAGATAGGCATCCACCCACTTACGCAGCGAGCGTTCGGTGCGCTTACCCCTGATCTGGAATAGCTCCGGAACCAGCAATCCCAGGTTGTAGTCTATAGCGATATGATTCCAGGCTTCTAACTTGGCTTCGGAATCGTTTACCCTCGAGATGGCTGCCTCGCAGAACTGGGAGAGCAGCTGCGCTTCAGTCATGCAGCTGAGCAGTTCCTTATCCTGGGGAGCCAGGTTCAGGTCAGTTTTAGGTTCATCGGTTTCGATCAGGGCTGCTGCAGCTTCTATCTGCTCAGTCATCGATACCGGCTCGATTGCTTGAGGCTCCTCTTCCTTATATATGGGAAGTTCAATCCTCTCCTTGTTGAACTTGGTTACCAGTTCCAGGGGAACCGGTTCTCCTGTCGGGGAATCGTGAGGGATGATCATGATCTGACTGCCGGCTTTGACTGCCGCGAACAACTCATCATAGTTCTTGGCATAGTTGTCCCAGTCGATCTGATCATAGATGTCAGTCTTGTCCATGCTCCACCTTCTTATCTTTAGAATATGCGATGACGAACAGGCAACTGGGCTGGCAGCCATCCAGCAGGATGCGCTCCATCTCCAAATAGACAGGCAGTTCGCCACGCTTGCGGCAATATGCCTTGTCCAGATCTGCCAACTCCTGGCCTGAGGCGATAAACAGCTTGCTGATGCGGTAACTGCCGCTCTCAACAATGCGCTTGATTGCGATAAACGATCCGTCTGCGACCATCCGCCTGATGGTCTTAACCGATTTGCCATACAGGGCAGCTACCCGGGCGAGGGGTAACCATAATACTTGAACTTCCTTCTCCATTGCGTAACCTTCCAGATTCAGAAAACCACTTGGACATTTTTCCGAAAAACCACTTGGACAATTCCCGACCCCAGTTTCAAAACCACTTGGACAAATTCGGGAACCACTTGGACAATTTTCGGAGCACTTGGACAAAAATCCACAAAGTGCAGTGACATTCTGGTCGGAAGCTATACGCAGCCAGAGCCGGGGACTATTTTGTCCAACTGGTTGGTCTGATAAAACCACTTGGACATTTTTCGCGGGGCAGTCTGTACAGCTGCTTTGAATCCGCTTTAACTGGCTCATTCTTACCTCCTTAACGGTAATCGTTAGGGTGCTAACTTCCATACCAGCAAGTTCTTGGGAAGTCCTTTCTGCGCTCCGGCGGAAGAATCCGCCGAGTATTTTCAGAGCTCCAATCTTGCCGGCACGAATGCCATTGAGAATCACCTTGCTTTAAAATTATCATTGACACATCTATGGGGAACATTTAACGTGTTCCGTAGCTATTGTGATAACCGTATGGTAATTGTCAATGACAATCTTATACAAAAGGAGTGATTATGGCCACCAAGGAGATTGGAGATCGACTGTTAAAAGTAATGAAAATGATGAGGTTAAAGAACTACGAATTTGCCGAAAAATTTAATCTCTCACCCGTTACTTTATCCCGCTACAAAGCTGGCCTCAGGGTCCCGGAACCCAACTTTTTGATCGCCTTAGCCAAGGCTCAAGTGAATGTAAATTGGTTGCTCACTGGCGAGGGCACTATGCAAATTGTGAAAGATTTCGATGGCTGGATGAAGGAAAGATTGGAGCAGAAGCTGAAGGTCGTGGATAGCAAGACCGGGCTAATTGAAGCGCCTACAATAGATTATACTCGCACTGTGAACTTCAGTATTCTTGGCGAAATTTCCGCGGGACCTAGAGAGCACATCGAGGACTTCCGGCGTTTGGGCGAGAGCGTGGAGATTCCCAGAAACCTCGTACCCGGAAACACTGATAAATACATGGCTTTCCGGGTTAACGGCCATATCATGGAACCCAATATCATGCACGAGGACATCGTGCTGCTTATGCAGACCTACGACTGGGAATTTGCCAACGGAAAAGTGGGTGCGGTAAGAGCTGGCGATGGAGTCACTCTCAAGAAGATCATCCTCGATCCACAGAATAGCAGAGTTATTTTGCAACCATTTAACTTGGACTTTGACGTCCAGATATTAGACGCAGATCAGGGTGACGATGCATTTCTGATTGGGGTTTTGTCACTTCAGTTGCGGCTTTTTGATCTTCGCCATTGA